TAGAGAAATGGTTTGGAAAAAAATGAGAGTCCGAATGGAAGGTATTAATACACCTGAATCACGAACTAGAGATTTAGAAGAAAAAAAACGCGGTTTAGCTGCTAAAGATCGATTAAAAAACATTTTAGAATTTAATGATAATAAATGTGTTTTAAAAGTCTCTGGAGTAGGTAAATACGGCAGAGCTTTAGCTACAGTATTAGTAGAATCTCTTTCTCCATTAAATGGGGAAGATGGTATTACATTAATTGATGTTAATAAACAATTAATAGAAGAAGGTCATGCTGTTGAATACCACGGAGGAAAACGTTAATTTTCTAATATTTTTATATATTTATAACAAAACCCTATTAAATAATGTCTAGATTAGTTGAAAATAATGACGAATTTTATGGTAAGGTAAGAAAACCTAATAAACTTAAAGGTAATTTAGGTAATGTAGACCAAGAATTTGAGTCAATAAACCCATATGAATTTAAAAAGGGTATGAATTACGAATTATCTAAGGTAGGAGTATTAACATTACGTGAAGCTTCTGAAGAAGATAGGGAAAAAGCCACTGAAACAGTAATAAAAAATCTAAAAGAAACACCCTCTTATTACTCTTTATTAGAACATTATGAAACTATAACAAGAAATATACAGGGTAGAAAACCATCTTTTAAATCTTTTGTAAAAGAATTTGCAGAATATTCTATGAAAGAAATAAAAGAAAAATTTACTGTGGATAAAATGAAAGAAATTAAACTCAGGGAATCTGTTAGAGCTGAGGTTAAAAATATAATAAAAGAACTTTTCAAAACAAAATAAAATGACTATTGAAGAATTAAACAAATTAATTAAGGAAGAGCTTGAAGCTTACCTTGGTGAAGATGAAGAAGATGGTGGTGATGATATTAAAGTAACCACTGACGAACCTGAAGATAAGGGCGATGAAGCTATAGATACTCTAAGGCAGATTTTCAATATGCTTAAACCTTTAGTTGAACCCGAAGAAGAAGAGGAACCAGAGATGGATATGGAAGATGAAGGTGAAATGGGTGATGAAAATGAAGCTGATGAAGATATGAAAGAGGGTAAGGACGATGAAAAGGATGAAGATATGAAAAAAGAAGCTGTTGGATATCCTAACTATCGTGCTGATCAGATTAGTAAGGTAAAAGCAGATGCTACTGATGTTAATCAGGGATTAAACGAATCTGTAGATATGACTGCTCGCTGGAAAAAACTCGCTAATATAAAATAAAACTTCTTCAATGGTCAATATAGACGCTTTATTGAGCGAATGGGCATACCGATGCAAGAAGGGCTATCCAGATTTGGATAGCCCCTCTGATCTTAAGGTTCTTAAAAATATTCTTAAAGAGCAGGATATTATTTTACCTCAATTACAAGAACAAGAAGAGGAAGAAAAAAAAGGACCAGATAAAAAAGAACTTATTGATTTAATAAATAAAAGTGAGTTAAATCCTAAAGTAATAAATAAACTATTTAAAGTAATAAAAGGTAGTAGTATTAGACCTCAATTTAAAGATTATCTAACTAAACAGGGATATACTAAAGATTCCTTTAAAAATGCAGATGCCGATATAGATAGAATTTTAAATGTTCTTACTAATACTGAATCAGAAGAACTATTAAATTATATTAAGAGCCCTAAAAAATTATCAGATTTACCTACTAGAGGAAATTTAGCTAAAGAAGCAGGTTTATCCCAAACATTATCTCAGGATTTAATTCAAATAGTAGGAGTAGATAAAAGTGGTTCTAATATAGGTAAAGTAGAATTATTTTTAGCCTTAATTTTTAGTGATGTAAGTAATAGAGGCGGTGGTGGTGATTTAGATTGGGAAGGAATAGGTAATTTAGAAGTTAAAGGTACTGGGGGAAGAATGGGACAACAAAGTGGTAGAGGTAATTATATAAATGGGGTTAATATGTTAGCTGATAAATTTTTACCCGTTGGGGAAGAAAGAGAAGAATTTGAAGAAGATCCTAGTAACCAATACATAAATATTTGTATACAAAATGCTTATAATGCTGCTATTAAAAATAATATTGACTCAAAAGAAGCTATTAGTTTTATACAAAATGTGTTAGATCAAGTATTTTTTGAAAAAGGATTAGCTAAAAAATATTTTAATAATCCTAACGATTTTAAAGACTTAGCTAAAATGAGAAATAGTATATTTAAATTAAATATAGAATCATATGCCGAAAAAACTAATGTAGATGCATTTTTATTTGCTACTTCAGCCACAGGTGAATATGCTATAGTAGATATAGATAAAGTAGGTGAAGCCGTAGATGGAGGTATAATAAAAGTAGCTGTTGATCCTAAAAAAGGATATTTTTGGCATAATCCTAACCCTAATATAAAATTAGGTAAAAAATAATTTGGATTTTTAGATTTTTTTATGTATCTTCCCTTACTGTAAAGGGATAAGGGTCGCAACGGATCGCACAGTCGCACATTATGTCATTAAACAGTTTTTTCGATAGTATAGATACAGACGCACAGTTCGATGTGTGGAAAAAAACCATTACCCAAAAATTAGTTTACTTAAAAAATACTATTCCCATTGAAAATAGGGATGAACTTAATTATGTAGGTGAAACATTAGAGTTTATTAATTCACTAAATCTATTAAGTAGTGATTTTTTAGCTCATCATCCTAATATGGATAATAAAAAAACTTTAACTAAAAGATTAAAAACCTGTAATTCTTTTTATAGAAGATTTGGAAACCAATAAGCAGGTTCGTATATTACATAAAAATTTTAAATATGGCTTATAAAAGACAATTACAAACCGCTTTAGATCGTTTAGATCAAGGATTAGCTCGTGTACATAGTTTAGTAAAACGTGGGCAAAATGGACAGGCTCTTCATTACATGGATAATGATTTAAAGGAGTTATATGAAGAACTTCAGAATATTATTAATATTACTCCTGAAAATGATCAATCACGAGTAGGATTTTTAGGAGGGCGATGATTGGTGCTGAACAAATAAAAGTTAATTTTGAAACTTTTAATGGAGTTTTAGAAGCTAATTTTGAGGGTGAACGTTTAGAAAAACTTAAAACCCTTTCTGATTGCCTCAAAGAAAGAATGATGTTTGCACCTGCATCATCTAAAGACTGGTTTAATAATGCTTTTCCTGGTGGTTACTTAGATCATGTATTAAGAGTAAATAAAATAGCTAATCAACTTCATAAATTATATGAATTTCATAAGGCAACTGAATCTTATACAGGTGAAGAGTTAAATTTTGTATCGTTATTTTGTCAATTAGGTAAGTTAGGAGATTGGAATAATGAATATTTTACTAAAAACGATTCAGATTGGCATGTTAAAAATTTAGGTATGGTTTATAAATTTAATGAACATGTACCTGCTATGAAAGTATATGATCGTACAATATATCTCCTACAGGATGCTGGTATTAAAATATCACATAATGAATACTTAGCTATTCGCAATCAAGAAGGGTTATTTGATGAAAGTAATAAATTTTATTTTTATAGTGGTCAAAAAGAAACTAAATTTAGAACCCATTTACCATTATTAATTCATCAAGCAATTCAAACTGCTCAAGAAATAGAATTCCAGATTTGGAGTTCTGGAAATTCGGTTATACAACAATCGTCTAAACCCGCTAATGCTTCCAAAGCTGATAAAACTATAAGGAAAGCTAAAGCGATTAACGTAGAAAATAATCCTAATTTCAATGAAAAAACTAAATCAATTATTGATTCATTCTTTACAGATTAAATGGAAATTATAATTGCAATATTATCAGCCCTATTAATTGTCGCGGGATTTGCTATTCGTAATGTTATTAAAAAAAACGAAGAGTTAGAGGACTTTATAGCAAAACAAAGTGAAGCTATTGATCAATGTGATAAAAGATTAAATCAGATTGATGATAAGGGATCTTTTATAGCAGACGATGAAATAGGTTGGTTTTTCAATGAAGTTAAGAAGATTCAGGAGGCACTAAATGAATTTCGCCTTCGATAATCTAAATGGCAAAAAAAAGAGGACGCAAAAGTAAAAGGCAATATTTTACAGAAGATACTGAGTTAGCTATAATTGAATATTTAGCTAGTGATGATCAGGTTTTAAGAAATAAAATTTATAATGAACGAATACACCATTCATTTTATAAATTAGCAGAAAACCTAATACATACATTTAAATTTTATTATACTGAAGTAGAAGACTTAGAAGACCTTAAACACGAGGTTATTTGTTTTTTATTAGAAAAACTCCACTATTTTAAGGTAGGAAAGGGAAAGGCCTTTTCTTATTTTAGTATTGTAGGAAAAAATTATCTTATACTCTATAACAATAAAAATTATGCTAAGAAAAAGAAAAAAGCTGATTTATTAGAAGTAGATACTGATAATGAAATATTAAATGGTTTTGAACGTAAAGAAGTACATGATGTAAAAGTAGAATTTTTAGATATGTACATTACACATGTGGATGCTAATTTAACAAAATATTTTAAAAAAGAAACAGAAATCAAAGTAGCAGATGCTGTATTAACTGTTTTAAAAAATAGGGAACATCTTGAAATCTTTAATAAAAAAGCAATCTACATTTATATTAGAGAAATTACAGGATTAGAAACTCCTATTATAACTAAGGTAGTTAAAAAATTAAAAAATATATTTAATACTACGTACTCTAGATATCTTGAGGGCCCATCATATTTATAAACATGAGTAACCCACTTGACCAAGTACTTTTTGAGGGAAAAACATCTTCAGATGTATTTAAGGAAATTTATAATAATAGCAAAAAAAAGGATAAACAAATTAATTCTTTAATTGCTGAATTAAAACCCTTAATACAAAATATAGGAGATGCCCCAGTAGTAGTACCCCTTATTAAAGAATACTTAGAAGTAAGTGTTAAAAATGACGAACACTTAATTAAAATGATGGCTGTTATACAACGGCTAAATAATAGTAGTACAACAAGTGGGGATGCTTTATTAACAGACGAAGAATTAAAACAATTACAGCAAATTGCTGAAGAAGTAGCAACAGATGGCATTAACAAAAAATAAAAATTTTGGAACACCTATAGGTGAAAGTGATACTTCTAAGGATAAAAGCCAAATAAAAAGAGTAGTTGATATAATTTTAGGAAGAGATCATCCAAAATATACGGGTCCCGATAGTATAGGTACTATATTTTTTACAGATGAAAAATCTCAAGAAAAGTCAAAAAAACCCTATTCTCTTCCTACAGCTAAACCAATTAATAAATATAATTTTGCATATCCTTTAAAAGGTGAATTAGTTCAAGTTATAATAGGTCCCGGTAATGATTATTATGAAGATATGGGGGGCAATCCCTCATTTACTACTAATTATTATTACCCCTCCTTAAATATACATGGTAATACCCACAATAATGCCTTGCCTATTGTAGGTAAAAAACCTATAAAAAATAATTATAATACTAATATTAGCCCATCTAGTTTTTCTTTTGAAAAAGAATTTAAATCTATTAATAGAGAAGTAGCCAGATCTAAATTAGATAATTACTTAAGAAAATTAGGATATACTAGCGGTACAAATGATTCTAGAGCCCCTAAGTATGATTTATTTCAGGCTGCAGATGGATCTTACATATATAGACTTGAAGAGTCTGAAGAAAATAAAATAAAATTAGGTAATTATTTTAAAGAAAATCCAAATCAACAATCTTTAATACCTTCTGAAGGTGATGTTATTTTCGAAGGCAGAAATGGACAAAGAATCAGATTTGGACACACCGGACCTGAAGGGGATAATATTTTTAGTAGAAATGTTACTGATATTGAGGATCAAAATACTTCTATAGGAGATCCTTTTATGGCAATTAGTATAGGTAATAGGGGTCTTGAAAATCCAAATATTGATAATTCTTCTATTTACTTAATATCTAATCAAAGCTGTCCTGTAGTTGCATCTTCATTAAATATAGATTCTTTAAATTCAACTTATAAGGAAGTTGAAGATCCTTTAGTAGAAATAGCTAAAGCCCCTCCGGTTGTAATACCTGAAGCCCCTAGTGATATTACCCAAGAAGTCGATTTTGAAGATGAGGAAACCCCAACAGTTACTGAAACTACCCCTTCACCCCCTCCTCCCCCCTTAATAACTGAAGATATAGATGACCCGGTTTTTGCAGCTTTAGATGTGGCAGAAGAAGAAGGATTAATAGAATTAAAAGAATATCATTTTGAAGACCCTCGAGAATATGAAAATCCTTCTATAGATTCTACTCCTACAAATGAATATCCCAGTACTAATTTTATAGCTGATGAATTAGGTGTAAATATAGATGAAGTAACAACTTGGGACCCACAATATACAGATACTAGAATTAATACATTACATCCTTTAATTAGAAGACCAGCTAAAGAATTAGTTTTAAGATGTCAAATAGATTTAGGTATTAATTTAAGAGTTTCTCAAGCTTTAAGAACCATAGCTGAACAAGATGCATTATATGCTAAAGGTAGAACAGTTAGTGGAGATATAGTTACAAATGCTAAGGGAGGAAGTAGTTACCATAATTATGGGCTGGCATTTGATTTAGTAGAAATTACTTCTGGAGGAGGAGTTAATTATGATTATAATCACGCCGCAGTTTCAAATATAGGTAAATCATTAGGATTTGAATGGGGTGGAGATTGGAAAAGTATAGTAGATAAACCTCATTATCAAATGGTATTTGGTAAAAAAACTAGTGAATTAAAAACTCAACTTGATAATGATTTAGCTAATGGAACTGCTTTAGAAGGAAAATACCCCAATATAACATAATGGCTGTAGAATTTACACAAGAGGACTTATTTGTTGGTAAACAAATTTTAATAGATAGTGATCGTTTAGTTTTTAATGGACGTAATGATAGTATATTTTCTAGTGACAAATTAATACTATTTAAAACCAATGGTGAATTCCACATAAATACTAATAAAGATACTTTCATTAATACCCCTAAAATATATATAGGCCCTGTGATAAATGGTGAAAGCCCTAATGTACCTGCAGTAAGAGGAGATAATTTAGAACAACTCCTTAAGGATCTTATAGGATCATTTAAAACCTGGCTTAAAATACAATACCCCCAAACAAGTGGTTTGCAGGGTCCCAACCCAGGTATTAATACAAGTTTAGGACAATCATTGGTTTCTAATTTAGAAAGGATAGAACAAAAATTAGATAGTATTAAAAGTGATAAAGTATTTATAAGATGATAGAAAACTTACTAAATAATTCAATTAATAAAGTTACTTCTGATTTATTTTTAACTAAAGATCAAATTATTGCTGCTGCTAAAAGTAGAGCACAAGAAGAAGCAATAAAAGAATTACCTTCTCCTGAACAATTTAAAAATAACTTAGAAAGTATTATTTTAAATGGGGACCAAGAAGATAGAGTTTTATTAGAAAATAAATTTAACCAAGCAGTTAGAGTAATTGATACTGCTATAGATAAGTTAAGTTTAAAAGAAAGTCAACTTTTTACTTTAGAAAATAAATTAGAGGGATCTAGACAACAATTAGAACTTATAGGAAATATTAGAAATATAGGATTCAATTTATCGAGTGTTTTAGAAGGCATAATCCCACTTATTGATGGTGCACTAGCAGCAAGCTCAGGACCAGTAGCTAGTGGTACAATAATTTCAAATCTTACACTATTTAAAAAAGATTTTAAAGATATAATTAAAAAAACTCAGGGCAGCCTAAGTAGTATTGATGGTATTGTAGTTTTTTTTAATGAAGAAATTAATAATTTATCAAATCCTTTAAATCAAGGTATAGATGCTTTAGGAATAGGAATCCAACAACTAAAAGATTTAAGAGAAAAGTTTTTAGTTAATTTTGAAAACTTTTTAGAACAAACTCTTACTGAAGATGATTTAGATAATTTAGGATTAGATAGAAGTAATATTTCGGGATATTTTGACAGACAACCTAGTGAAGGAGGTAATGAAGAAGAAAACCTTACTAGTACACTTTTAACAAATACTTATGGAACAGGTGAAGGAAATGAAAACAGTACTAGCTTAGTGTATAAGGGATTTAAAGATTAATATTTATTAAAAACTAATAGAAATGAAATTAAATGCATTTGAAAAAATTATTAGAAAAGTTGTAAGAGAAGAAATCGATTACGCATTAAGACGTGAAATAGCGTTACTAAAAGAAGAATTATCAGGTAATAAACCTATAATAAAAGAAAAAAAAGAAGATAAAGCAGCAGTAACTGAATTTAGACAAAAAATCCAACAACAAATGCCTTCTTTTAATACTGGAAATGGAACTTTAGATTCATTATTATCAGAAACTGCACTAACTCCAACCCCAGAAGATACATTTATAGCTAATGATCCCGTTAATCAATTTATAAATAAAGATTATAGTGAACTTATGACAGCTATGGATAAGAAAAAAGAACATTATAGACCCTAATGGCAATAAAACTTCGTAAACCCCTAAGAATAGATCCAGTAGATATAATTGAAAAAGCTGCTGTAGGGGTTCGTTTACCTTTTAATAAAAAAAGAGTATTTACTTTAGATTATACTACTAAAGATCATGCTAAATCTAAATTATTAAACGTATTATTAACTTCTCCAGGAGAAAGATTAAACCAACCTTTATTTGGAGCTGGATTGAAAAATAGATTGTTTGAACAACAAACAAAAATAGCAGGGGATGAATTAAGAAACTATATAATCCCCCAAGTTAATATTTACGTACCTGAAATAAAAATCCAAAACATATCTTTAAAAGACGGTGGTCTACAGGGCCATAAATTATTTGTTACAGTTATCT